AGTATCCATTGAATAATGCCGATGACTATAAAGGTAGACTTATCTTTAATGTGATGGAAGAAGCGGAGACTGATATTGGTAACGCACTTGCTACGGTTGTTGAATTTGGTAAATCTGCGGTAACAGCGATTGCATCAGCTATTGGTACAGATAACCCCGAAGAAATACAAACAGGAAATACTGCGTTCAAGGGTGAGGATGCAAAAACACAACCAGTAACTAAACCTAAAGGATTGTCGGCTGTTGGTAGAAAGGTATCTTTATATCTTCCCGTAGGACTACAGTACCGTGATAACGTTGGTTATGATAACATGGACTTGGGTGCAATGGGTGGTGCGGCAGAAGCTGGATTGAAGAGTGGAGAAGGTGCGATAAGGGGAATGATTGAAGGTGGATTCAAAACACTGACTTCTGGATTGTCGGGTAACGCTAACGCTGATGTTGCAAAACTTGCCACCGTAAAAATAATGAGTAATTTTCCTGATGAGGTATCAGGAGCATTCAGGTCTGCAACAGGCGTAACATCAAATCCAAACACTCGTGTATTGTTCAAGTCTGTTACACTCAGAGAGTTTGCATTTGCGTTTAAGTTCTATCCATCCTCTAGAAAAGAAGCTGAGGAAGTAAAAGAAATTATTAAGTTATTCCGAACAGAACTCTATCCCGAAAACATTAACTTAACGGTTGCTGGTAGTTCAATCTCCATTGGTTATAAGTTTCCTAATAAATTTAGAATCGATGTTGAGTATGACGGTCAAGATATCGCAACAAAAATTAAACCTTGCTTTCTTAAAGATATTAGTGTAACATATAATAATACTGCAATGTCTATGCATTCTGATGGTAATTTTCAAGAGATTGAGATGTCGCTGTCCTTCCAAGAAACACGAACACTCAACAGAAAAGATGTTGAAGAGGATGGATTCTAATGACAACAAAATACTTCCGCAATTTTAATACAGTTGCATATAGATTTGGTGACAACGAAAAACCAGTCATGTTTAATGACTTGACCCAATACGTTGACATGATTGATGGTATAAAGGATAACATATCTTTCTATAATCAATACACCATCGTATCGGGTGATAGACCAGACACATTGTCCTATAAGTTATATGGTACAACGGATTACTATTGGACATTCTTTTTGTTAAATGACGATATACGTCAACAAGGATGGCCTGTACTCGCACACGAAATTCTTCCAACTGCTATATCAAAGTATCCGCATAGAACAGTAACCACGAATGATGAGATTGCAACGAACTTTCCTGTAGGAACTACGGTAACTGGTACGACTAGTAATACGGTAGGAACTATTGTCGCAAGACGTTTAGAGTTTGGTCAATTGATTATTGATACTGTAGATGATAACAACTTTGGCCCAACCGAGAGTATTCAGTACCTCAGTCAAGAGGGTGCTTTCTACACCGCACAACTTGTAAAAGAATCTACACAATATGATGCAATCCATCATTATATGGATTCCCAAGGTGTTTACCAAGACCTACCGTTGTTCGACTTTGCAAACCCATCAGCGCTTTGGATACCTGTCACATATAGGGACAGACTCAACATGGCTAACGAAGACTTAAAAGAAATCGTTGTCTTAAGACCCGATGTTATCACTAAGGTCGTTTCCGAGTTCAACAACTTTCATAAACAGGCAACCTAATGGCGTCTAAACCATCACAGTCGCAACAGTTCAAGATAACTGAAGCATCTATTACGGCTGACCGTTTCGGTGGTTTTGCTGCAAACTCATTCGACATTAGAACTTCTGTTGCGGAATTCAATGTCTTCGAAACTCTGGATAAACCCTACCTAACAGGTCAGGTTGTTATACTAGATGACAAAGCATTGTTTGATAAGATTAACTTTCAGGGAACCGAAAGGTTTCGAATAAAGATGTCTTCTGTAGACAATGATTTGGATACAGTATTTGAACGCACCTTTGCCATGACAGGAATCGAACGTTCGGTTAAGTCTAATGACAACGGAAAATCAAGTGTCTATGTATTCACACTATTGGATGAACACGCATTTTTATCTAGTCTGAAGAAGATTAGTAAATCTTTTAATGGAAGGATTGATGAGGTTCTAATTAAGTTGTTGGCTACAGAGATGAATCTTGATATAGACTTGTCATACTTATTTCTACCCAATGGAGTAAGGTCGCTTCCGTTACAAAGTGATATGAAAGGAATCATTCCTAACCTATCACCAATCGAGGCGGTTAACTGGTTGACCAAACGTGCGACTACGGTTACAGGTTCTCCATTCTTTACCTATGCGTCAATGCACGACAACAATCTACGTCTGGGTAATCTGGACTCCATGTTATCACAAAAAGCGTTTAACAAAGAGTTACCATACACATTCAATCCCGCAAACGTATCGAACGCAGAATCACAAACCGAATTTGAAAAGACCTTTACAATTAAGGCAATTAAGACATCAAAGATGGCCAACACACTGAATCTTATTAGACAGGGTGCAGTCGGAGCAACATACCAGAACACAAACTTAAACACTGGACAGGTATTTAAGACTCATCACACTATAAGGAATGTCCTAGATAGACTACAGAGTGATAGTATTATAGGTGCCAATCAGGGTGTGTTTGACCGAGAATTCAAAGTAGACGGTATTAAGGTAGATGAGTATAACTCTCATGTATACCATACAGTCACTTCTACGGGTACTTACGGTAGACATAAAAGTTATCACGATGAACATGACGGAACTAAGTTTAAAAAGAAACTTGAGAGTCGTGCAATACTAAATCATCTGTACAAGAATATGTTAAATATTGTGGTAGAGGGTGCGGGTTTTATTGTATCGAAAGCAGGGGTCGGTGACGTTATCAATCTAAAAGTAGTTAACGATAACGTAGAGTCATCGAACGCAGCAACCGAAGATGACCTAATAGACAAAAACAAATCTGGTGATTTTATCATATATGATACAAGACACACCTTTGCTGGAACCTCACACACAGTGTCAATGAACCTGTGTAAACTGGAGAGACTTCCATAATGAAACCGATTTTATCTGAGTTCTATGGTGACAACACACGATGGTTCATTGCAACTGTTGTTGACGCATCACCCCCATACGGTTTCGAAGGACGGGTAAGAATCCGTGTACACGGTCTCCACACACCATCGACTAGACTAATTCCTCAGAGTGACTTACCATGGGCACAATGTGTCGTTCCCACTACAGAAGGTGGTGTATCTGGTATAGGTAGAATGCCGCAACTACAACCGAGCGCATTGGTATTCGGTATGTTTATGGATGGCATGAATTCCCAGACGCCTGTCGTATTGGGTTCTCTTCCTCATGTGGAGTTTCCTACTAGTCAACAAATTGGACAGAAGAAGGAAGATATAGGAAACGATAACAAACCAGAGACTTTGTGGGAAAGAACTGTTGAAGTACTACAACCAAAAGAAATCGATATACAAAACGAGAATACTGGCAATATCAATAACCTAGTTAAACTACAACGAGAGAAGACCGCAGTAAAATTCTTTTTGAATCTTGGATATTCTATAAAACAATCCATTGGTCTCACCTCGGCTCTATCTTTTTCTTCGGGAATGCGACCAAGTGTTAATCCCCAGTCAAAAGGATTAGCGAACTTTACGCAAAATCGTTACAGTGATTTACAGAAGTTTTCACCTAGTTTTGATAGGTTTCTTACCCAACTATCTTTTGTCGCATACGAACTAAACGGTTCACAGACGGCCGCAAACATTAGATTGTTACAATCAAAACGACTTGAAGAGAAGGGTATATGTCACATCATTGCAAAATACTATCTTGGTGATGTTGAGAAGACTAAACAAATTGAATTAACAGCTGGTCGTATGATGGATAGGATAGGTTAATGGCAGAGTTAAAGAAAGCAGACTTAAATCTCAACCTTGTTTCTGAAGCAAGAAAGAAAGAGGCACAGAATGTACTCTTCAAAGGAAAAGCGGATAAGGCAATTGATGAGGTGTTCGTCAAGACATCTACCCTAGTCGGTAAGGTTGACGGAGAAGTCTTGGGTGGTATTAAAACACTTGGACAGTCTGCTAGTTCAGCTGAAGAAGTTATTACTGCGGGTATCGGTGCATTAACCGACAAGATGCCTAGTCTCAGTGGAATCAAATTACCGAACATATCACAAACAGATAGTGATGGTATTGTAACGGATATGACATCATTAACAGGTCTTCCTGCTATCAAGTGTAACAACCCTAATTCTGGGATGGAGGTTATATCTGATGGCACACCTCAGAGTATTGCGGAGTGTGTCGCATTGGTCGAGGGTGCAACCAAAAAATCACTCGAAGATATCTCTGCATTCACTTCTATCATAGAAGCACAGAACGCCACAGGTCTGGGTAGTAGTGGTGGGTTTTTTGGTAAGATTTCTGCTGCACTATCGGTATTGAGTATTGGTAACCTATTACCAGAAATAGAGGCACTCGCACCAATCAGAGACTTGAATGATAAGATAGGTGAGTTCCAAGACAAAATCGAATTGGGTATTAAAGACGCAACAGGAGAACTCTTTGCTGGTCTTGAAGGTGTTGGTGACCAAGTCGTAAACTCTACGCAGATTCAGGGTATGGTAGCTACAATCAATAAGGCAAAGTCTGAACTAAAATCATTCACAGATTTAAGTGATGTCGTAACTACAGGATTGACCGATAAACTTTCGGTTGTTAAGGACTTCGTTGATGATGTTGATAACTTTGTTGACGAGTTCGATGGAAGGGTTAGTGAAGGACTAGGTGGTGTTTTACAGAATTTAGGAGAAGGACTGACGGGTGCTGCTAATAATTTCATTAACAATTTAGTGCCAGGCGGGGTCTCTGCATCCGAAACAGAACGAAAGGCAATACTGAAACAGTTCTCCTTGGGAGATGACACAGAGAAAGCAGCTGCAGTAAAGACACTTGTTACCAAATCAAATACAGTTTCCGCTGCAATAAAACAGGTATTCGAGGATGTGAAACCACAACCAACTGCATCCGATTTAAATAACGCTATTACAGATGAAGCTAGAAGACGAGGTATCCCAGAAAAAGAAATCAGTGAAGCTTCCGAAGTACTTGCGACCATCGATAGTAAGATGAAAAAACTAGACACTACAATCAGTGGTACAGTTGTTGTTGATGCTGGTATATTTGACGAAGCAATACCTATTGATGAGAACAACCAGAAATGGAGTGGTCGAAATAGTCCTGAAGATACATTTACCTATGTCGCATCTGTCGAAGAACTTGATGCTGAGTTTGCAACAGTCAAGAGAGAAGTGACCGAGGTTATCGTTCACGCATCCGAAACATATACGAACAAAGACATTGGTGCAATTGAAATAAACAACCTACAGATTGAACTGGGTCATGACGGTATTGGTTACCACTATGTCATTAGAAGAGATGGTAGACTACAACGTGCTCGTCCAGTGAGTCGTATCGGTGACCACGCTGTGGTAAATGGACACGACACTTTCTCTATAGGTATCGTTTTAGTAGGTGGTCTAAATATATCTGCGGGTGATGACAATCCTACAGATTACAAATCTGCACAGTCGTTTACTCGTCAACAGTACACGACTCTTGAGAAGTTCTTGAGAAGTTTCTACAGGAAATATCCTGGCGGTCAGGTGTTCGGTCATAATGATGTAGATGAGAATGAACTTGACCCATACTTTGATGTGTCAGATTATGTTGAATCGGTATTCAGAAAAGAAAACAAACTGATAGAACCGTCAACAAAAGGGCCCTTGAGTCCAGCGGAGATTAATAGTGACAACTAAACAAGACAATTTTGATATCCGAGTGGAGAAACTGGGAGTGGGTACAGAGAATACCCTTGGTGTACCTAATGATGGTATGCAAGACCCCACTGGTGAATATCCAAAGAGAGAATATAACTACGGTTCTTCAATCAACAAAGCTGCTCGTGGACTTAGTGTTAATGAGTTGTATGTTGGGGGTGGTGATGTTGGTGTCTCTCTTAATATAGAAAAACAACGTCCTTCCGAGTTTCCGTTTAATCAAGTACAAGAGACTCCTTCGGGTCATATTGTCGAATACGATGATACGCCTGGCGGTGAACGTATTCTTATAAAACATCGTACTGGTGCTGGTGTTGAGATGCGGGCAGATGGCACTCTTGTCATCTCTGCGGTCAATAACAAAGTAGAAGTTACTGGTGGTGACCAGACGGTTATCATTGAAGGTAACGGTAACCTAGTGTATCAAGGTAATCTCAACCTTAAAGTCACTGGTGACTATAACGTGGACGTAGGTGGAAACTATAACGTCAATGTTGCTGGTAGTCAAAACGAGTCTATAGAACACAATCATAAGACAACCGTGACAGGTAACTCCGAGTATATTACTAAGAAGACCAAGACAACTAGAACGGTTGGAACAAGCACTGACCAAATGTTATCAGACTTCAACCAACACGTCAAGTTTGATATGAAGACTCTTGTTCAAGGTAATGTTCAGGTGTCTTCTGAGGACACTATACTACTCACGGGTAAGGAAGCGTTCGCTGCAACGAGTAAGAACACTAACATTACAGGTGCAAAGTTTGTATCAGTAATGGGTCAGAAAGGTGCAATCGGTGGACGAATGGTAGACTTCACAGGTAACGCCTTTATGGGTGGTGAAGGTGCGGTTCCATTTAACTCTGGTGCTGCGTTCTACGGAACATTGTTTGGTAAAGCATCTGAAGCAATTTCGGCCGACCAAGCAGACAAATGTGATTTGGCATTAAGGTCATTCTGGGCAACCAATGCTGGTGCTGCGACCACAGCAGTAACCGCAGGAACCGCTGCGACAGGTGCTGCAACATTCACCGTCCCAACGGTATTATCAGCTGCGGTTCATGTTCCAGTATTGGTTCAAGAACAGCAATATACCAGTTCTGGTCAGGGTAATGGCCCAATCAATGGTGAGTTTGTCGTAGGACATTCTACCAATGGTGATTACTCAATTAGAACTGTGGTCATCGATGGTGGTGACATACTAAAGAATAAAACCCTATTGACCGATGATTATTTTGATGTGTTCGATAAGATACCAACGACCCAAGAGATTCGTTCTGCGTTTAGGAACTCGTCTTCTAGAAGTGTGGTTGGTGGTGTACTTGTTTCGGAAGAAAGACTTAATTCAGAATATAAGACAAAGACTCCTCCTGCCATTGGTAGAACCGTGAAGAAGTCTCCGTCATCTAGATTTGGTTTTGAATCGATTGGTAATGCAATTGAAAATAGAGGAAAGAGATTCACAAGATGATAGTATTAGTTGACCCAGTATATAACCCAGAGTTTAAGACCAACATCACATCGTTGACCAAGCTTGCGCCAGGCATTACTGTTGCAAAGTTCCTTGGTGCGTATGGTGATAGAACCCCATTCAATCATGTGACTAGTGAGACTAAGAGAAAAACAATTGCACGAAACTTGTATCTACAAGCAGAAGCAATGAGAATCATTAATGGTAATATCGAGAATTTTAATGACATTCGTTTGATTGTATCAGAAGGTGTTTATGACCTCAAAGATATTGATGACGGTGATGAGGTCATGGAGAAGAAATCAGATGGTCGTTTAGTCTATTATCAAGTAATAGGTCAAGACGGTAAAATCAATCTGGAACAAACGTTTGATGTTGCGGAGTATTGGAAAGACTATATCAATTTCGGTAAACTATATCTGGACTATGATAACTATAATCCAGACGGTAGTATTACTGCACAGATTGGTCTAGAGTTTCCACAAGCTCCAACTTCCTTTGATATCTCATTTAGTGGAGATGTTGGGACTTATTTTAATAATGAGTTAATGAGTTCAGATGAATTAATAGAAATAAAGGAAAGTGACTAAAAAGTCATATAAATAGAACTATGGCAATACGAAGAGCGTTCGCACAAGAAGACACTAACCTACAGACTGCGTCAGTAACGACCAGTCGTGTACGTCAGTATACCGATATCGACCTTGCATTTATAGCAAAACCGACTAGTGGAGAAATCTACAAGAAGACGGATGCAGCTGCGGTGAGACAAGCGGTCAAGACACTAGTTATGACAAATAGACTGGAGAAACCGTTTCGTCCAAACTTCGGGGGAAATGTCCAAGGTCAGTTGTTTGAACTAGCGGATAGGGGTAGGTCTGATACATTACGTAGAGGTATCATAGAAAACATAGAAGTCTATGAACCAAGAGCAAAGGTCATCGATGTTCGTGTAAACCTCCAACCAGACAACAATAGTTTAGACGCAACGATAATGTTTAAGGTAGTTAATACCGAAGAAGAAGTTGAGTTCACTACAACACTAGCAAGGTTAAGATAAAATGGCAACAACAATAAAATCGACATCATTAGATTTTGATGCAATTAAAAATAACCTCAAAGTATTTCTTGCTGATAAACCAGAGTTTGCGGACTACAACTTTGAAGCATCTGGTCTATCCAATATCTTAGACGTTCTTGCATATAACACACATTATAATGCACTGACAGCTAACTTCGCATTGAACGAATCTTTTCTTGGAACCGCACAGTTGCGTAGTTCCATACTATCTCTTGCCGAAGGTATTGGATACATTCCAGATTCTATGACATCTTCTCAAGCGATTGTTAACTTGACGTTGAACCTTGCGGGTGTTACTGACCGAACGACTGAGATACAAATCCCACGTGGGTTAAAGTTTAATGCAACCGTGAACGATGCGGAGTATGTGTTTCAGACACAAGAAAATATTAACGCAATAGATAATGGTTCAGGTCTTTATGAGTTTAAGAACATTGCTGGTAGTAAGAATATTAAGATTTTCGAAGGAACCGAACGAGTAAAAACGTTCCTCGTTTCTAGAGCTGAAGACAACGCAGTGTATATTGTCCCCGATGCACAAATGGATATCGATACAACAATCATTCGTTCATATGAACAACCATCTTCATCGGTCTTTACTGCATATACTAGTATCCTAAAAGCGACAACTATTAACGCCAACTCTACATTATACATTCTCAAAGAAGCACCTAATGGTTTCTTTGAATTGTCATTCGGTAACGGTGCAACTCTTGGTGATGCACCTAAGACTGGTTCAAAGGTTACTGCAACATATCTTGCAGCTAGTGGCGCTTCTGCTAATACTGCGAATACGTTCGAACCCCAATCACAAGTTACGGTATCTGGTAGTGGTTATTCAATAAATGTTGCTACGGTAGCTAAAAGTATTGGTGGTTCTGCAAAAGAAACAACCGAATCGATTCGTCAGAACGCCCCGTTCCAATATGCATCTCAGAATAGAATGGTAACTGCGGTAGATTATTCTACCTTAGTACTAAGAAACTTCTCCACACTGATTAAAGATATTCAATCATTTGGTGGTGAGGATGCACTCGACCCAGAATTTGGTACAGTGTTCCTATCAATCTTATTCAACGCAGACGTTGATGCGGTAACCATAGCAACCACAAAAGATTCTATCGTTGACCTTGCTAAACAACTGTCAGTTGCTTCTTTTAATATTAAGTTTACTGACCCAGTCAAGACATTCGTAGAGACTAGAACGTTCTTCCAATACAACCCTAGTCTGACTACACTCTCTAGAAACACTATTCAGGACACAGTGAACGCTGCTATCAAGTCTTATTTTGTGACTAGTATTGGTAAGTTTTCACAATCGTTTAGACGTTCGAATCTTCTTACGTTGGTCGATGATGTAAGTTCTGCGGTTCTTTCTTCACGTTGTGATGTGTTTGTACAGAGACGATTCACTCCAACACTAACTAAGATTCAAGACTATACACTTAGGTATGCAACAACTTTGCAGACTCCTGATGATGTCAACTATATTATAACATCTTCTCCGTTTAGATACAAGAACAAAACGTGTATTATTAGAAATAAATTGAATACCAATAAACTAGAAGTGTACAACACAGAAGGTAATGAGGTTATCGTTGATAATGTTGGTAGTTACTCAACAGACACAGTCTTTATTGTAGGACTACAGATTGACAATTTTGTTGGTGCAGATGGATTCATTAAACTCTCAGCTAAACCAGCAAACCAAAGTGCTATATCTCCGTTTAGACAAGACATTCTTGAACTAGACCCAAGTAACACATTCTCTCGTGTAGTCACCGTGGACACTGGGGTCACTAACTAATGAAACAAGATGACACTCTAACAGACCTGAAT